CACAAGAACCCGACACAGAACCCACACCAACCGAAGTCGAGGAGACAGAAACCGTGGACGCAGTACAGCCCGAAGCAGTCGTAGAGGCCGCTACACCAACCGCACCAATTCCCGCACAGCCAAAGCGTCAATTTGCTATGCCAAGCGCAGCCGAATACATGGCTGCTATGCACATTGGTGGCGACACATTCCGCAAGGTAAACCAAGCATTTGTCGAGGCTGCAAAGTCAAAGCAGACCGCATTGCAAGCCGCTGCAGGTGACGTACTTACAACCGATACACCCGGTCTTTTGCCAATTCCAGTACTTGGGCCAGTGTTTGACGATCTTAACTACAACCGTCCAGTAGTCGCCGCTGTTGGCGCTCGCGCATACCCAGACGGTGGACAGTCGAAAACCTTTATCCGTCCAACATGGACAACCCACACAAGCGTCGGTGCACAAAGCACAGAACTTACTGGAGTGTCTGCAACAACCCCAGTGATTGCCTCGAATTCGGTGGCAAAAGTGACCATGAGTGGGGCGGTAAGTTTGTCCTCACAAGATATGGATTTCACGTCACCCGGTGCAATGGAAATTATCTTGCGCGACCTCGCAGGCCAATACCTCATCGCATCAGACAACTACTGTGCCGACCAAATCGTGGCACAAGGCGCATCGTCCGGTGTGACATGGACAGTAAACGCAACAGACCCAAGCGACCTTATTAACTCGCTCTACGATGTTGCCGAAAGCATCCTCACCACCACACGCTTCTTGCCTGACCATTTGTTTGTCAGCCCCGACGTGTGGAAAAAACTTTCAAGCCAGTTGGACGCAGACAAGCGCCCAATTTTTCCATACGCTGCGGCGGCTGGCCTTATGGGCGTTAACGGCATGGGTACACAAAACATCACCACCACAAACACACTGAACCCATTGGGCCTGAACCTTGTGGTAGATGCAAACTTCGCATCAGGCACCATGGTGTTGGCTCGCGGTTCCGCTATTGAGTTCTACGAGCAAGTACGCGGCATTATGTCAGTGGAAGTACCAAGCACCCTTGGTCGCACATTCTCCTACTACGGATATGTGTCTACTTTCATTGCAGACGCCACAATGGCACAAAAGATTACTGTCGCTTAATTTCTGAAAGGCAGGTGCCGCCATGGCGGTTTATACCGTTATCGCGCATCAGCGTTTAGACGATTACGCAGTCGTACAAACACTTACAGACACCCCTGTCGAGCCCGGCCAGTCAGTCACGCTGGCTGGGCTTGGACATGGACTCAACGGTGCGCACACTGTTTTATTCTGTCCACAGAACGCCTACATTGGTACCGACGCTTCCACTGGCGAATGGTTGTATAACCCCACCGAGCAACGCGCTAACCAGATTCTTTTCTACGATCAGGGAGACGATTTAGAGTGGTCTACTGCGGTACCTACAGGTACTTTGACATGGACACAGACGTGTACATGGATTAACGCCAGTGCTATCTCTACCTATCTTGACATTCCGCTTACGAGTGCGAACGCTGCCACTTTGCTTACACAATGCGCCGCAGCTGCTAACGCTTTCGCGTATCGTCGCCGTGTCGAGGCGGGCTACCTTGAGGACTCGCTTACTACTTCCCCCGGTGGTGACGTCACACTAGGCACAATCATGATCGGTGCAGCGTACTTCCGTCAGCAAGGCTCGTACACGGCGCTGGCATCGTTTGACGGTATGGGTAGCCCACCTGCTAACGGCATTACGCCTATGGTGTTGCAACTATTGGGCATTAACCGCCCGCAGGTTGCCTAATGGCCTTACCATACAACGACCTCTTTAACGAGGCTTTAGACGACCTCTCAACGACGCTCAAGACCATTACAGGCTTACCTGTGGCGATAGACCCCCGCCAGATAACTACGTCTTGTGTGTTTATTGACGCGCCGTCTTTTGACGCTTGGAACTACAACATTGTTCGTATGGATTTCCCTGTGAAAATAATCGGCAGCGGCCCCGGCAACCTCGACGCCTTGCGTGATCTATTGCAGATTGCGTCCAAGCTGCTTGCCAAGAATGTCGCCGTGAAGTCGGGTAACCCTACGGTGGTGTCTATTGGTGGCGCAGACTATCCTGCTTATGACATTGTTATTTCTGTCCAAGCCCAAACCGCGTAAGGAAACCATGTACAAGATTGTTAGCCCCCGCATCGGAACCCCCGGCGATGAGTTTGTGCCTGTTGCGGGCGTAAACCTAGAGGCGCTTATCGCTGGCGGTTTTATTATCGAAGTCGGAAAACCTAAAAAACCGAAGCAGGAAACTGCTAATATCCAAGACAACAAGGAGTCATAATGGCAACAAGCACCTACCTTTCTAACCCAGTAGTAACAGTGAACTCGGTAGACCTTACCGACCAATGCACAGCTGCAACCGTTACACATCGTTTTGACCAGTTGGAAGCCACCGCGTTTGGTGACACTGATCGTAAGTATGTCAAGGGTTTAGGCAACCACGAAGTGACTTTGTCGATGTATCTTTCTTACGCATCGTCCGAAACCTACGCCACACTGTCAAGCCTTGTCGGCACCACAACCACAATTCGAGTGCAACCTGCTGCACCCCCTGATGGTGCTACAAACCCCGGCTTTATTCTTACTGGTGCGTTCCTCGCAGAACTTCCAGTAATTAACGCCACTATGGGCGAACTTTCTACCGTAGACGTTACTTTTGTTGGTGGCGTGTACTCCGTAGACACCACCGTTTAAAACGCTCATACTCTGAGCCCGACTAAGGAGACAAGATGAAACTAACCCTCGCAGTAGACCTAGGGGACGGCCCCGTACAGGTGGCTACTAACCTTTATGTCATTGTGCAGTACGAGCGCAAGTACAAGCGCAAAGCATCCGAAATGGCATCCAGTATTGGCTATGAGGATTTGCTTTTTCTTGCGTACGAGTCCTGCAAGGTTCACGGCGTCACAGTGCCCGTAGTCTTTGACGACTTCATTAAACGCGCTGTGTCCATTGAGGTAGTGGAACAAGAGGCAGACGAAAACCCTACCCAAGGGCCACTTACCGATACGCATTAGCAGCTCTGCTACTTCGCACAGGGTATTGGCCCAATGGGATAGACTTCGACATTAAAGACCTGCACACGGTTGATGCGATAGTCAAGGAACAAAACAAAAATGCCCGTTAGCGCAAAAGTAGAGATTGTCGGCGCTAAGGATGCTATTCGTTCGCTTAACAAGATTGAGCCGGGCTTGCGTAAAGAGTTTGGCAAAGAGGCTACCCGTATTGCCCAGCCTGCCATTGTTGAGGCTCAAGGCACCTACCAGCGTATTGGGATGCCGTTGTCGGGTATGTCTCGCAACTGGACAGCAGGCAACCGCAAAATATTCCCGTATGACGTGGCTAAAGCGGTTCGTGGCGTAAAGGTTAAATTGCAAGGTGACCGCCGTGTCACCTCAGTAATCCTTATCGAGCAGCGAGACGTGGCGACAGCTGTGTGGGAAACCGCAGGACGCAAAACCCCCAACCGTTTAGGCGATCAGTTAGGGCAGTTGTCACCGGGGCGTTCTCGTGTTCTTGGGCCTGCATTGTTCCGTAAGCGCAACGAGGTGCAGGGCGAAATGGAACAGGCAATGCTTAACGTGGTGCGCCGTGTAGAAAAGGAACTTAAATAATGGCTTTATCTATTCCAATTATTACCGAGTACGTTGGTACTGGGTTAGACAAGTTTAAAAAGGAACTGTCGCAGGCTGAGACTAATTCTGCTAAGGCAGGGTTAGTTATGAAGAAAGCCTTTTTGCCTGCTACGGCTGCGGTGGGCGCTTTGGGCGCTGCACTTTTTGACGCCGCTAAAGGCGCTATCGCCGATGAGGCCGCCAGTGCAGAACTAGCCAGATCGTTAAAACAAACCACAGGCGCAACCGATGCAGTTATCGAGTCCACGGAAAACTGGATAACCCAACAAGGCAAACTTTTAGGCATCGCCGACGATGAACTACGACCCGTTCTCAGCAAACTTGCGCGCGCTACTGGCGACGTAACCAGCGCACAGAAACTTGCTACCCAGGCTATGGACATAGCCGCAGCCACAGGAAAGCCGCTCTCTGTCGTCACAGACAGCCTCACACGGGCGCTGGGGGGCAACATGACCGCGCTTGGGAAACTAGCGCCAGAGTTCCGTGAAATGGTCAAAGAAGGCGCACCCTTTGAGGACATTATGGCTGAGATTGCTAAAACCATGGGCGGTGCCGCTACCACAGCTGCGAACACTGCCGAAGGGCAATTTAAGCGTTTAGGCATTGCGCTAAGCGAGACTAAAGAGTCTATTGGTGCTGCACTTTTACCTGCAATCGAGGCGGTGCTACCCGTCCTGCAAAAGTTTGCGCAATGGGCCCAAGACAACCCAAACACGTTCTTAATCATTGCGGGCGCACTGGGCGCTATTGCGCTATCCATTATGGCTATTAACGTGGCTATGGCACTTAACCCGATAAGCCTTATCGTTATTGGCGTTATTGCGCTTATTGCGGCTCTTGCCATTGCCTATAAAAAGTTTGAGGGTTTCCGCAACATTGTTGATGCAGTTTTTGGTGGTATCAAATGGTGGATTAACAACGTCACTATCCCTAGTTTTAGGTTGATGCTTGACGTAGTAAAGACAATATTTAACGGCATTGCAAAATTGTGGAATAACACTTTTGGCAAATTGTCTTTTAAGGTGCCGAGTTGGGTTCCGGGTATTGGCGGTAACGGTTTTGACATTCCCGATATTCCGATGTTGGCTGCTGGTGGCATTGTCACTGGGCCTACTCTGGCGATGATTGGTGAGGCTGGGCCTGAAGCGGTTATCCCGCTTGATCGTATGGGTTCTATGGGCGGCAACAATGTCACTATTAACGTGCAGGGGGCAGACCCTAACGCCGTGGTAGACGCTCTGCGTACCTATATGTTCCGTAACGGTTCCGTACCCATTCGAGTGTCCTAATGCAAGTCACTTGGTCTGTCGTTATTACCGGCAACACGATTAACAATGTGCAGACGGTAAACATTGATTTAGGTCGCCAAAACCTACAAGACCCATTTAGGGCTGGCACTGCCACTATTACAGGCAGAAACATAGACGCCTTACCGACCATTCTTATTGGCAACTCGGTAACACTGACAGCAGACGGTGACGGCACAGGGGATTATATTATGTTCCGAGGGCGTGTCTCCGATGTTGCTTTCCAGTATGGAATGGTGGCTAATGAGGACACTTGGACTATTACTGCTGAGGACGCTTTGGGTGGCGCTGGGCGGCAAGTAACTACCGAAGGATGGCCTTCTAATTACACCACTTACCAAGCTGCCGAAGAGTTTGTAAATGAAACCGAAATAGAAATTGACAGCGTTTCGCCAAGCCTCGCAGGTAGTTCTATTGTGTCGCCTCAAAGCATTGAGAACGGCAACGTCTTAGAAGTGTTACAACAGTTAATCCAAACCGAACAGGGCCGTATTTTTGGGCTTTCTTTTGACTCAATCCGCTGGGTAGGGCGTGACGAATTAGGATATGTTGCCAGTTACGAGTTCACTGACGGCAGTGTCACGCCCACTTTGCCTACTACTAGTTATGACGTGCTGAACTTTCGTGCGTTTGCCGACAACGTGGCTAACCGTGTCGTTGTTGAGCCTGACGGTTTAGCGTCTCAATCATCCGGCTCAGGATCAAAAACTTTTACTTTAAAGTCTTACGATGTTTCGACAAGTCAAGCAGGAAACCTAGCCTCCTATGTTCGCTCTACGCTAGATCAAACCGCTGACGTGCCCTTTAGCGTATCTACCCGTAGTTCCATGCAGTCAAACAATGACCTTTTAGGCATGACGGCGCAAGGGTTTTATAACTTGCTCAGGTTGCCTATCGTGTTGCGTGGCGTTACTTACCAGTGTTTAATTGAGGGCGTGCAGATTAGTAGTACACCATCGGACACTCGTTTTACTTTCACCTTGTCGGCTGCTGCAAGCCAAGCGTTTTTTATTTTGGATGACAATTTTTATGGGCGTTTGCAGGATAATGGCCCACCGGCTTTTAATAACAAGTTAGGATTTTAACTATGCCAGTACCAGATTTTTCACCGGGTGAGGTTTTGACCGCTGCCGCTATGGACTCGATAGGTTTGTGGTTGGTTAAGACCCAGACGGTTGGCACAGGCGTTTCTAGCGTTGAGGTTACGAGCGCGTTCAGCGCCGACTATGACAATTACCGCATTACTTGGACAGGCGGCACCCTAAGCGGTGTTGAAAATATGCGTATGATTTTGGGCGCTACTGCAACTGGTTACTATTCGCAATTGATATACCAAGCCTACGCATCTAGTTTGGCTCCACTTGCTAACGTGCCCGATAATAACGCTGTCCGTTGGTCATTCGTAGGCGTGGGCACTACCGCTTTTGCAAGCGTCAGAGTGGAGTTGTTCAACCCTAATAGGACTACAAGAACGCTCATGTGCTCACCATACGCTTCTAATACGATTGCGGGAACAAGTAACGGTTTTCTTGACAATGCCACTGCTTACACGTCTTTTACGTTGTCACCAGCAGCGGGCACAATGACAGGCGGAACTGTCCGCGTTTACGGCTACAGAAACTAGAACCATGAGCAAACCGCTAATTCAAATAGACGACCTAATTCGCGAAATGACAGACGAGGAGTACGCCCAGTATGAAGCGAGCATTACTAACACTGAGCCTCTTGATAACGCTGAGTAGTTGCGCTGATCGCACCCGACACAACTGCGACACAACCAAAGCAGACGGAACCCTAGAAAGAAGATGCCAATGAAACCCGAAAACCGCTTATCCAATGAGGAAATAAAAGCCCGCCTAATTCTTATTGTGGGCATAGCACTGTCGTTCTCATTCGTAGCCGCCATAGTCTCACTGATTTACGGTTTGCTATTCGTGGTGCAACCAGTGGAGCAGGCACCCAATGACGCCGAGGCTTGGGCAGTTCTGTCCCCAATGCTTATGACCCTTGCCGGTGGCCTTATTGGTTTGCTGGCTGGCAACGGCCTTAAAGACAAGCCGAAAGACCCGCCAAGTGCCCCGTAAATACACAGGCAACACCGACGGCAACTTCGGCTCGGTACGTCCCGGCACCACACTGCTGCTCAAGTTGTGCGGTAAATGGTTCGGCGCAACCAACCTCGGTACCTACTCAAACCGCCGTATGAACAACGCCAAAGCCAAAGCAGACCCCACAAACCCCGCTTACCTTTCAGTGCATGCCAGCGGACGAGCTGTAGACCTCGCCTACAAAGACCGCGCCAAAGGCTTAGAAATGTGGAACTTTCTGCTAGCCAACACTGAGCGCCTACAGATAGAAGAAATACACGACTACTCGTATCGTTGGCCTAAACAAGACCCTAGTGACAAGACATCGTGGGGCGCTGGATATCGATGCTCCCGTGGCGAGGGGCTGGCAGGCGTAAAAATTTATGACGCTAAAAACAACGCTGGGACACCCGGCGGGAAATGGCTGCACGTAGAACTGTCGCCCTATATGGCTGATAACCCTGAAGCGTTTAGAGCTGCTTGGATTGACGCACGCAAAGCCTCTGGGCTAAAGTAATTCTGATCCCTAGAGGATGAGACATGACGGCCCTAGCATCGCTTCCCTATCGGCGGTGCTGGGGTTGTGTCGTCTAATGACTTGACACGCCCCACTCGATTGCTAAGGTGGATATCAGGCCACCCGACACGGCCTAGATAGGAACCCTAATTATGAGCACCCAACCGTCACTATTTGACGTACCCGCAGCCATTGAGGCTAGGAATCAAGCCATAGAGCAGGTAGAAACAAATGCAGACTCCACGTGGAAATTGCATTGTGAAGCTGCTATCCGTTGGCTAGCGAAAACACGCCCAGAGTTCACCACCGATGACGTGTGGGAATTAATGAACCAACGCCTGAACCCGATGCCTCACGAGCCTCGCGCTATTGGTGCGATGATGACTAACGCCGCTAAGGCAGGCTGGATTGCGCCAACTGATCGTTACACACCGTCTGCACGACCTGAGTGTCACCGCCGACCCGTCAAGATTTGGAAGTCTTTACTATGAAACGCCTAGCCCTTGTGGTTGCCCTCACACTTGCCCCTATAGCCGTTGTAAGCCCCGTAGAGGCGTCTAAACCGTGGTTGTGCCCTAAGTACACAGCCCAGATTAAAAAGACGTTTCCACGGAAAGATTGGCGCACCATGGACAGGGTGATGCATCGTGAGTCAAAATGTGTGAAAAATGCGGTGGGCTGGAATTACCGCAAACCACAAACCCATCGAGACTGTCGAGACAACGGATACTTTCCAAACCGGCAACGCTGCAAGGCCGTAAAGTCTTGGGACACGGGCCTATTCCAGATAAACAGCTCGTGGTCCACAATTACGACTCGCCTATGTGGTAAAAACACACGTAGCACAATTCTTATGCAACCCGACTGCAACTTCCGAGTAGCGAAATGGTTGTATCAGAACGGTGGCTTGCGCCACTGGCAAGGCAACAGCAACTAGAAAACAGATAGGAACCCGACATGACAGATGCCCAAATTATCCTGCGCCTAAAAAACATGGCTACGGATGCCCACCTAAGCGGTGACGACCTTAAAGGCAAGGTGCTAGGCGAAGCAGCTGCACGCCTCACCGAGTTATCCATTATTCACCACACGTGGCACCCAAGTCTTGAGGCTGAACATGGATACTGAGTTTGTAAAACAACGTGATGAAGTAGTCAATTTACTTGCTAAAGCAGTAGCAATTATTGAACAAATGCCAGATTTTGGGAGAGTAAAAGACAGATCTAAACAAGCAATTTTGCGTGAGATAAAAATGAATGTGCACATTATTAGTCACGTAAATCTATTTCTTGACACATTGTCAGAACGCACTAGCAATTGTTTAAAGCGGGCAAAACTTGTTTCCGTTGATGATATCTGTGCAAAAAACTCTACACAATTGCTTGAAATAGTTAATTTTGGGCAGAAATCGTTAGATGAGTTAGAGACTGCGTTGCACAACATTGGCAGGCAGTTGACAAAAAAGGAGTGCAGTTGTGGGCTTTAACCTTGACGATTACGAGCCAGTAGCCGCACGTCTAGATCGCTGGCTACACGCCAAGATTGCAGGCTACGAAACATCCACCAATGACTACCCACGAGTGCTAACCCGTATGGTCTCGGAACCCGGTGCAGACATTTGTGTTATCCGTGCAGAACTATGGCTAGGCGAAAACCTTATCGCTACGGGCTACGCCGAGGAAGTACGCGGTGCCGGCAATGTAAACCGCACAAGCCATGTGGAAAACTGCGAAACCAGTGCCATAGGCCGAGCCCTCGCCAACTGTGGCATGGCTGGCAGTGACATGACGAAACGCCCTAGCCGTGAAGAAATGAGCAAAGTACAACGCACGTCTAACGGCCCTGCTGTAGAGCGTGGCACAGACCCGAAAATGCCTAGCGTCACGATCACACAGCCCGCAGGATTAGCGTCCGAAAAGCAAGTGTATTTCGCTGCCAGTTTCTACAAAAAAGCCGACAGGGAAGTGCCAAAACAATGGTTAGCAACCCTCAACAAAGGCGAAATATCGGCCCTTATTGACGATCTAAAAGCAGGCAAGTTCCCCGAACCCGACACAGCAGAGGAGCCGTTCTAATGAGCGAAGAAACAACACAAGAAACCATTGCCCAACTCAAATACGAAGTTAATCACTTTATGTATGAAGTACGACTGCTCAACAAAACCGTGAGAGACCTTGTACGAGTGATTGAAATTGTTTACAACAAAGACGGGCATTACCACCACTTAGAAGGTTGCCTGCAAGGCATGATGTGTTCCTGCGGGCTAATCCACTACCTTGCCTACAGAACGAGTATGCAACAATGAGCGAATACGAAGCAATGAACAGAGACCTAACAAGCGCGTTAGACAAGCTGCGCCAAGACCGGGACGACTGGAAAGACCTAGCCGAAAAAGCCATAGCGCAAATAGAGGAATGGCGTGCCCTGTGCGACATTTACCAAGAGCGTTACAACCAGATTGTGAGGGGTAACTAATGCTAGTCATTATCTGGGGCATTTTCGTAGTACCAGCATTTACGTTGTTTGCTTATTGGGCGTTTCGCTGGGCTGATGAAGATTTAGAAGTCATTACTAACAACGACAAACTAGGTTTGTACGCCATATCTGGGTTCTTGGCTATTGGTTGGCCCTTAGTTGCAGCGTTCGCTATTGGCAACCTTGTGAACCGTTATATAAACGGCGAACTATGAACGAAAAAGGCTTCCAAGCCCAAGTCATACAGATAGCCAAAATGAACGGCTGGCGAGTGTTCCACCCAATGAAAATGCAGTCACGAGACGGGTCATGGCGCACCGCACTATCCGGTGACAAAGGCTGGCCCGATCTATGCCTAGCGCATCGAGAACGTGGCTTTATCGTCTGCGAACTGAAAGCAGACAGGGGTGTACTTTCCCAAGACCAGAAAGAATGGCTGTTTAACCTTGCACCTTGGGCTGAGTGTTATGTGTGGAAACCCAGTGACCTACAGAACATTGCTAAACGCCTCGGCTCGAAAGGCGTACGCAACGTGGGTAGCGCCACATAAAAGTACATTCGTCCCTCACCGTGAAAAAACTTCACCTAACTACAATTCATTACATATGGGAATTGAGTACAGCCCAAAAGCAAAACGAAAAGCACGCTCTAAAAGCAAACGTGCGAACCGTATGCCACAAGCTGGGCCCGTCACTATACGCAAAGCAGACGGCACGACAACAGTGCAAGAAGCCTTAACAGGGTCAGTAGATCAGGTTAAGAAGCGTAAATAGAACTACACAATTGAGAGAAGCAAGACCGCGTACGGGTTTGGACTGTGCCGGGTAACACTAGGGAACTAGGGTAGACGCCCCTGTAATGGGGGTGGCCAGAGTACGAACTTCTAAAACGCGAATGGTGTCCGTCCATAGGTGTTAAACATCCGGCAGCCAGTGCTACTAGCACGAAGTGTGGGGGGCAAGCACCGCACTAACGTCTACACGCACACAGTAAGCAAAGCCCCTTGAGGGGCTGCGCTAGTGGGGTAGGCTCACCACAAAGGAGAACCCACCCGACATGGCACACAACGAATACAACACCAACACCTACAAAGCCAACCGAAAACAACTACTCACAGGCAACCCCACATGCCACTGGTGCGGCGCAACAGCAACCACAGCAGACCACCTAATCGAAGTAGACCGAGGCGGAACCAACGACCTATCCAACCTCGTACCAGCATGCAACCCATGCAACAGCAGACGAGGACAGGCATACCGAGCACAACGAGACGCACAACGCAAAACTCGCAGAGAACAAGCCTTAAACGACAAAACGCCGTTTTTTGGGGAAACTTTAGAAAC